TTAAACAATGGCTAGCTACACAATCATATGATATTGAGTATGTAGATATAGATAAGCTAGAAGAGCGCCCTGTGTGGCTTAGAAGCGTCCCTACGCTAGATGCTGATGGTAAGCAATACTTAGGGGCAGGTATACGAGAGTATTTAGAGGGTTTGTAAAAGAGGATGCTTGAATGCATGAATTTTTATTAGAAAATATTTAGGAGATTTGTATGGCTGATTTTAAAATAGGGGATAGGGTTAAATGTTTGGACTCTGACCTTGATATTAATTTAGGGTGGGTGCTTGAGGTGTCTGATGTTAGTCCAGCTGGGTATCTATCCTTTAAAGGGCTATCCTTTGGTGGATACAGCCCTAAGAGTTTCATCTTATTGACACGCACCACACCACATAAACATGCTGATTTAATTAAAGCATGGGCTGATGGGGCTGAGATTGAAGTACGACCTCCTGGGAGTCGTGATTTCTACCTTTCTTGTAACCCTTGCTGGTTTCCTCGCTATGAGTACCGCATCAAGCTAGTTAAATCAGATATAGAAATTAAAATTGATGGGCTTGAACAACAAGCTAAAGATTTAGCAGAGGAAATAGCTAAGCTTAAGGGGGTTTGATGGGACAATGTGTTGATAAAATTAGTCACTCATGCGGCTCTTCTAACGGGTTGCAAGTCTTTGAGGGTGAAAACGGCAAGCTTAATGGTTTTTGCTTTGCATGTGATACATATGTAAACAACCCATATGGAGCTGAGAGGACTATAGAAGACCTCCCTAAGAAGAGGTTAGGGCTGTCTAAAGAGGAAATAGCTGAGCGTATGTCTGAGATAGGCAAGCTTGGTGCTATGGACTTAAGAGACAGGCGTTTGCGTAAGGATTGTCTTGACCAGTTTGGCATTAAGATAGGGCTTAGTGAGGAAGATGGTAAGACTCCAGCCTTCCACCACTACCCTTACACTAAAGATGGGGAGCTAGTGGCTTACAAGACTAGGCTTATTGAGAATAAGCGTATGTGGTCTGTAGGTAATCAATCGGATGTAGATTTATTTGGTTGGGAACAAGCTATAGCCACTGGTGCTAGGAAGTTAATCTTAGTTGAAGGAGAGTGTGATGCTGCTGCTATGTGGAAGATATTACAACTTTACCAAGATGAGAAGTTTAAAGAATATACACCTGCTGTATGTTCCCTCCCTCATGGTGCTGCTAGTGCAGGTAAAGATTTAGCTAAGCTAGCCCCTAAGATACGTAGACATTTCAAGGAGGTGAGCTTTGCCTTTGATAATGATGATGCTGGTGAGTTAGCTACTGAGGCTGCTTGTAAGGTGTTTCCTGAAGCTACAGTGATTACACTACCTGCTAAGGACGCTAATGAATGTATTAAGTCTTGTGGTAAGGCTGCATTCAAGGCTGCTACATTCAATGCTAAGAAGCCTAAGAACACTAGGCTTGTATGGGGTAGTGAGGTTCATGATGCAGCTAAACAGCCAGCTAAAGAGGGGTTGTCTTTCCCTTGGGCAAAACTTACAAAAGCCACTAGAGGGCTTAGGTTTGGTGAGACTAGCTATTGGGCAGCTGGTGAGAAAATGGGTAAGAGTGAGGTTGTGAATGCCTTAGCTGCCCATTTTATAACCGAGCATGACTTAAAAGTTATGGTGGCTAAGCCTGAAGAAGCTAATAATAAAACTTATAAGATGGTGTTGTCTAAGGTTGTTGGTAAGGTGTTTCATGACCCCTCAAGAGACTTCGATGAAGATGCTTATGAACGAGGTGGTAAGGTTGTTAAGGACAACCTCTGTATGTTAAACCTCTATCAACACGTAGGTTGGGATACACTTAAGGGTGATATTATAGCGGCTGCATCTATGGGTGTTAAGCTCGTTATAATAGACCCAATCACCAACCTTACTAACGGTATGAGTAATAGTGATATTGACTCCCACCTCAAGGGCGTAGCTCAAGAGGCAGCTGCAATGGCTATGGATTTAGATATTCACATCATGTTCTACTGCCACCTAAACAAACCCCCAAAAGGTGCAACGCCTTGGGATAGAGGTGGTATTATAACTACAGATTACTTTGCAGGTAGTAGTGCAATGGCTCGTAGTTGTAACTATGCGTTTGGGTTACAAGGTAATAAAGACCCTGAGCTTAGTGAAGAAGAACGTAACGTAAGACATTTAATTATGTTGGCTGACCGAGAGTTTGGTGAGGTTGTTGATGTACCTTTATATTGGGATAAGTCCACTAACCTATTTAATGAGATGAGGATGTAGATGTATAAACAAATAGAGAAGTTCTACAAAGATAACTATAGAGTGTTGCTTAAGCGACTAAACAGAAGGGCTGGTGGTGTTGAGAATGCTGAAGATGTATTGCAAGAGTCATTCTACAGAGCTCTTAAATACCATAGAAGCTTTGACCCAACTCAGCAAGAGCTAGGGGCTTGGTTTAATCGCATTATGAACAACACCTTAAGTACGTTTCAAAGAGAGCAAATGCAAGGGGGAGCTACTATACCTTATGATGAACACAAACATGAAGAAACTTACGAGTGTTCAGGTGAGAGGCGTAAGAGGGTGGAAGAGGTAATCAACAGTATTACAAACAGAGCACGTCCTGGAAAGGATATACTCTACCTCTATTTTATTAAAGGGTTTAAGTTTAATGAGATAAGAGATATTACTGGAGAGAACTACACAAACATTACAACACTCATATATAGGTTTAAAGCTGACCTAATAGAGGAGATAGGTGATGAGCATGACTGATTTAGAAATATGCAAGCGCATTGCGGAGATTGAAGGTGAATTTACCAAGTGCGAAGACTGGTCTGTAAACATGTGCGCCCAGCTTGAGTTTGGCGACGGTGCAAACTGGAAAATATACAGCCCCTTGAAAGACAAAGCATTATGCTTTGAACTGATGGTTAAACATAATGTTAGGGTAGAGCCTAGTGATTGTAATGCTTGGATAGATAATGAGGACGGTTATCCCGAGCATGAAGTAATACACCATGACGGCACATTGCAGCAAGCAATCTGCTTAGCGATAATTGAAGCTAAAGGGGGGTCTTGATGTGTATGTGTTTGATGTGGAGGCTGATGGTTTACATCCCTCAAAGATACACTGCCTCTCAGTACAGGAAGTAGGCGGCAAGGCTAAGTCTACAACATCTTACGCTAACATGAGGAAGTTCTTCTCTAAAGCTAAGGTGTTAATAGGACATAACATAACCTTATGGGATGTACCTAATACTGAAAGGCTTCTTGGTATTAAGATAGAGGCTAAATTAGTTGATACGCTAGCCCTCTCTTGGTACTTACAGCCAGAGAGAGTTAAACACGGATTGGAGTGGTATGGAGAGGACTTCGGTATCCCTAAGCCACCTGTCTATGATTGGCATAATGAGGACATTAGTGTATACCTAGAGCGTTGTGAGGAAGATGTAAAGATAAATACAGCACTATGGACACAGCAGTGGAAACAACTACTGAAGTTGTATGGTAGTGAAGAAGCCGCTTGGAAATTCATAGACTATTTGTCCTTTAAGATGGATTGTGCTAGAGAGCAAGAAAGGCGTAAATGGAAGCTTGATGCAGGTAGGTGCGCTAGTGTACTGGAGACATTGACTAACACCAAAGAAAGCAAGGTTGCTGAGCTTAGTAGTGTAATGCCTAAGGTGGCAAGTAAAGCTAAAAAATCACGCCCTAAGAAGCCTTTTAAACAGGACGGCTCTTATTCAATAGTAGGTGCTAAATGGCTTGAATTATTACGAGAAAATAATTTGGACGAAGATTTTGATGGAGTTGTTGAAGTGACTACTGGTTGGAAAGAACCTAACCCAGGAAGTACACCTCAGATAAAAGCTTGGCTAGGCAGCTTTGGTTGGATTCCTGAAACGTTTGAATATAAACGTAACAAGGAAACTGGAGATGTACGTAAAATACCTCAAATTAATCTTAAGTTTGGGGCTGGCATATGTCCAAGCATTAAGAAACTATTTGATGTAGAGCCTAAGCTACAGGTATTGGAAGGGTTGTCAATCCTTACTCACAGAATTAGTATTCTTAAGGGCTTCTTAGATAATGCAGATGGTGATGGCTATGTACAAGCACAGATTCAAGGGCTTACAAACACGCTACGGTTCAAACACAGGGTATGTGTCAACTTACCTGGGGTTGATAAGCCTTACGGAGAAGATATACGTGGTTGTCTTATTGCTCCTGATGGATATGAATTATTGGGGTCTGATATGAGCAGTTTAGAAGACCGCACAAAGCAACATTATATGTGGTCACATGACCCAGAATATGTAAAGGAGATGATGACAGATGATTTCGACCCTCACTTGGATTTGTGTATTAGTGGTGGTTTGCTACGTCCTAGTGATGTTAGTGACCATAAGGCAGGAGTTAAAGACCACTCGAAGGAGAGGAAGCTCGGTAAGGCCGCCAACTACGCTTGTGTATATGGTGCTGGGGGCTCTACCGTGGCTCGCTCTGCTGGTATTAGTGAGCGAGAGGGTATTAAGCTTGTAGAAGCATATTGGAAACGTAATTGGTCTGTAGAGGCTATTGCAGAGGGGTGTGAGACTAAGGTTTGTAATGGACGTAAGTGGTTGTATAATCCAGTGAGTAAATTCTGGTATAGCCTACGCCACAAAAAAGATAGGTTTAGTACATTGAACCAAGGCACTGGAGTTTATTGCTTTGACACTTGGGTTAAGCATGTACGTAGTAAGAAGCTTCCTATAATAGGACAGTTCCACGATGAAATTATTGGTTGTATTAAGGTTGGCTTAAGAGGACGTGCAGAGTCTGTTTGTAAGTGGGCTATTGCAAAAACTAACGAGGAGTTGAAGTTGAATAGGAAATTGGATTGTAGTATTGATTTTGGAGATAGTTATGCGTGTATTCACTAGATATATTAAAGATTTTAGTTGGCTAATATTAGCGTTATTTATATTTACAGCTTTTGTTAGGTTGATACATTCTGGGGGTTACTGATGAAACTTAGTGAGCAGATTGGTCAGACGTGTTGTGGTGTGCTGGCAGACAAGCAAGCCTTAATTGACAAGGCAAAAGCTTTAGAAGATATTATAGCTGATTTAGAAGAGGTGATTAAATTTGTAAAAAATCAGCTATTGGAGCTTGACAATGAAATTAAATAAGAGTAAAATCTACAAATGGTTGCAAGACCATGAAACTGAGGTAAGTGTGTTGTTGTGCGCTCTTATCACCGTACAAATATACACAGCAATTATTTTATTTAACTAGGAGAATATCGAATGGGTTTAAATGCACGTAAAGCACCAATGGCTGCAGGTAACAAAGGCGGCAACATAGTTCAACAAGACGTACTAGAGGCAGGTACTTATCCAGCTCGTGTAGTGTCTATCATTGACTTAGGTTTACAACCTCAACGTCCTTATCAAGGACAAGAGAAGCCACCTAAGCAAGAGATTAAGATTACATATGAGCTTTTAGATGAGTTCTGCTTGGATGACAAAGGGGAAGAGCTAGAAGACAAACCACGCTGGGTTAGTGAAGATATTCCATTCAATAACTTGGAGGTTGACTTAGCTAAATCAACTAAGCGTTATAAGGCTCTAGACCCTGAGATGGAACTAGAGGGAGACTTCACTCAACTACTGGGCTTACCTTGCTTAGTCACTCTTAATGCGACAGAAGGGCGTGGTAAGAATGCAGGTCGTCAGTTCAATAACGTAACAACCATCTCTCAAATGAGAGCTAAGGATGCACGTAAGGCAGCTGAGTTAGTGAATCCACCTAAGTTCTTCTCTTGTGATGAACCTGACTTGGAGATATTCTTATCTCTTCCTGAATTCCAACAAAATAAAATCAAGGATAATTTAGAATACAATGGCAGTATTTTACAAACACTCATTGAGGGTGGTAAGCAGAAAAAGTCTGAGCCGAAGCAGGACGTTCCAGTTAATGAGAGCGAGACAGCAGAAGAAGATGATGAAGGAGAATGGTAATGATTGAAGTTGGACAATTTTGCTACATTAAGTGTAGCCGATACGTAGACTACGGGATTAAGAAAGGTGATTTAATCTACGTAGCTGGGGATACAATGGTTGCTATAGATGAAGGAGACCCTTACTTACACCGTAAGATATTCCTAGCAGCACGTACTGATGATGGGCATGTAGATGCTAAAGCTAAAGCCCTCACTGTGGATGGTGTCAACTTAAAGCCTGTTAGTAAATCACAACAGAAGAAGTTGTACACTCAACTAGAAGAGGACTTCAAGAAAGCCGAGGAGAGTTAATATGAGAGCCCTCATAGACACTGATATTTTATATTATGAAATAGCATCTCTTGGGCAGTATGTTGACGAGGAGACTGGTGAAGTGGTGATGAAGCCATTTGATACAGTCTCCAAAGCCTTTGATGATAAGGTGGCTGAGATTGAAGCTGAGGTGTGGGCTACACAGCCCAGCCTTTTCTTTATGACCGACAACAAACAACTGTACAAAAAGAGAGAAGCCAAGAAAGCTAGAGCTCGTAAGAGACAAGAGAAACGTCTTGAGTCTAACCCACTAGATGGGGTCGCTGCTGACCTAGTGGAGCTTTATCAACCTAGTGAATACACCCCTAACTTTAGGGAGAAGGTAGCTAAGAAGAAAGCCTACAAAGGTAGTCGTAAGAATGAGCGACCTAAGCATTACGAGAACTTAGTTGAATACGTAAGCGCTACTAGGGATGTGGTTGTAGCTGAAGGTTGTGAAGCTGATGACTTATTAGCTATACACCAATACGCAGCAGAGCCCCTCACTACAATCATTTGTTCAAGGGATAAGGACTTGAAGATTGTACCAGGGATGCACTTCGGTTGGATGTGTGGGTATCAGAAACAGTTTGGCCCAGCTCAGGTTACTGTTGAAGGGGGTTTAACTCTAAGCGCTAGTGGTAAGAAGTTAGAAGGTACAGGTCTTAAGTTCTTCTACTCACAAGTTCTCACTGGAGATAAGACCGATGACTATCCTGGTCTGCCTCGCTGTGGGCCTGTTAAAGCCTTTGGATTGTTAGATGAATGCAATGGTGAGGCTGAGATGTTTAATGCCGTGTATGAGGCTTACAGGAGCTTCTATGGGGATGAGACAGCTCACGATGAGATGAAAGAACAAGCCAA